TAAAGATCTTATTTGAAAGCCTTTTTTTTGGGACTTGTCGAGATTCGAACCCATGTTCTCATTGGTGTATGAGTTGATGATGTTTATTGAACGGAAGGTTTCCCACTCGACCATGCGCTCCCCAGCATATGCTTATAACAGTTTGTTGTTTTTTGATATACTAACATGATGCCCATGATACTCATGATGCCCATGATGGTTCTCAATAAAAAAAAATAAAAATGGTTTTATTCGTGTATTCAACATTTGTGTTCCTTATTATCTGCTTGTATATATTTGTCAACTATTTCTCAATCTTTTATTTTCTTCTTCAAGTTCATAACATTGTTCTTTGAGACTGTCGCGTTCTTTTACAACCCTGTGGAATAGAGTCGTCAAATTTTTGAGTTCCCTTTCAACACGCATCCTTGCTTGATTTTCGTCATGCCACCCTTGCCACATTGTCCAGACCATTGTATCTTGTCTACCACAATTAAGATTATGATAGAAAAAATCAATTTTTATTTTAATTTTCATATTAAAAATATATATTTAGTAAAATAAACTTTACTAATTTTTAAACAATTTCAATTTCTCTCCAACTTGTTCAATCCGACCATATTGGTTGAGCTCCTTAACGTCGAACGGTTTTCCGCTTGAAGCAAGTGTTTCAAATATATCATCCTTATAATAAACCTTGTTTGTTTTAAGCGAACGAATCAACCTTTCTCCCTTTTCGCCCTTGTACGCTGCAGGAAGCGGCTTAAACTCTTCCTCTTCCACCGCAATGTTTGCGACAAGTTCTTTTTCGGTTTCATCCAGTTCAATATTTGGAACATATGAAAATGAACTTGAATCCGGCGTTCCCAAAAACTCGAAACATTTGGTTCCCTTGTGTATTTTACAGTCAACGGATGTATTTTTTACTGCATCCAACAGTTCTCTATTTATTTGTTCCTTCTTCTTAGAAATATCAAATAGGGACTGGTCTGTTGTCTTGCCGCTGTCGGTCGATTTAAGTTCCTTGTTTAAAGTTTCTTTTTGTGCTGGAGAGAAGACGGTTAAATACTCAAACACTTGAACTGTTTTTTCATCTTCGGGTAAATCTTCATGACTGCAAATGCGGCGCGCTCGCCCAACAACTTGCTCCACTCGCACCGCATTCCAATACGGTTCAGTAACGTGAACAAATCGCACATTTCGCAAATTAATTCCCTCTGACCCTGATGCCGTAATCATAAAAACTTTAATTATTTCTCCATATTTATTCTCCAAGTTTCCTGATGATTTCTTCCTTCTCTCCAGATAACCTTTTATGTTTTGCGGTGTAGATGCAAAATCGCTGTTGAATATATTTCTAATAATTTCCTTTTCATCCGTGTCTTCCGTTCCTGTATAAAGCGCGTACATGGGTTTTTCCTGGTCTTCTGGTGCAATGTCTACAAACCATCCTTCGCCATCTTTGTCCTTTTTTATTTTGAACTGCGCAAACCCGTTTGCATTCAAAACGAGCGACATCATTCCAATTCCTTCGAGAGAACGAAACTGACTATAAATAAGATTGAGTCCCTTATTTTCCGGATTTGTAATATTTTGAAGCATTTTCAAAAACTTTGGACTGTATTCGTTCAAACGACCTCCTTCATCGACAGCTTTCAAATCATCTCCGTGGTTTTCATAATATTTAAATAGTTGGCGTATTTTGTCGTTATAAGAACCGTCGACTGCCGATTCTGATTCTGGTGCTTCTTCTTCGGCACCTTCAACAAATGTTTGCGCCTCTCTGTGACCGCTGGCACCTTCATCCGATAGCAAAAATGTATCCACATTTTGTTCGTTTAATTTCTCTTTTTTAGGTCTTGCAGGTCTTCCGGTAGTTTCATCTGCTGGAGGAAAAACAAAATTGCAACACAGTCGAGAGAAAATACGATAAGAATTGGAAGAAACTTCATACATGTTTTTATTTTTTTGAGACCGTTTTGTTTTTGTTATTTCTTCAGTTCTGACATCGACGTATTCGCTATATTGCATATTACTCATTGGAACCGTCTCGAGTTTAATAGCCAGCAGTCGCGGCATGAGCTGTTCTTGCGCACTTTTGAAATATGATGCTAGACCTAAGATTCTGCGCTGAAAAATTGGCAACTCTTTTACACCGATGATTTCAAATGTGTCTGGATTTACTTTCAAAAACTTATTCTTGAAATCTTCGAATTTATCCGGAAGTGCGGTAAAATTTGTAATGACAGGGTCTTCTGTTCTGATGTGTTCAGATGCAAACATTTGATTTATTTTTCGAAGAAATTGTTCGTTGGATTCGTCTCCGGCGACATTTTTGATGACTCCGGCGTATTCGTCGTTTTTGCCGCTACTCTTGCCTTTTAATACGGGAGAAAAACCAAATGGGTTGCGTGTTATAGTAACAGTTTGAGAAGAAGGCGTATATTTAACATAGTCATAATTTGCCACATTATATTTTTTCAACATTTCAATAATGGACGATTCGTCAAACTTTTGTTCCTTATCAACTGTCAATTTGAATGACCATGTTTTAATGTAACCGCGCAATATATTGAATAAAACGGCCAACTCGTTTGGATAATTGATAATCGGCGTTCCTGTTAATAATATTATTTTTGAATTATCCGCATTTTGCAAATACTTGTACAATTGTATTGAAATAAGCGCTTTTGCTTTTTTTTCATCCGTCTTGGTGGGCTTTATATTTTTTAGTTGATTGCTTATTGAGTTGACAATCCTGTGCGCTTCATCAATAATTACCACGGAGTTGTCAAACGGGTTTACTTTCCCATTGCTTGTAAGTTCTGCAATTTTATTTTTATTGAGACCGTTGTAATTTATAAATTTATATTTTGCTTCTATCATTTTATCTAGTTGTGCTTCCAATTGCTGTTGTTCTTCAGTTGTCAAATCAGGATAATTGTTTTTCGAATTACTTACGTTGATCATCCAAGCGCCGCCATTTTCTTTAATCATGGCGACATCAATATTTAATATTTTTGATAACTGTGCAATTTTTTCTTCTTTATCTTTCATGTTTGCATCTTTAATGGAAATAAAATCCCAATGTTGATTTCTCTTGTAAAATTCATCGCCGCATTTTTTAAGGTCATTTCTATAGTTTGCCTGGAGAGATGCCGGAGTCATAATAATGATTTGTTTTTCTGTTTTTATTCCTTCTGCGATTGCAATTGAGGAGCACGTTTTTCCGCTTCCAAGTCCGTGAAATAAGAGCAAGCCGCGATACGGAGTGTACAAATTCAAATAATCTTTTACAATTTGTTGGTGCGGAAAGAGCGACATTGCAGCGCTGTCTGTTTTTGCATTACTTATTTGTTTGCATGTTATTTGGCCTTCTTTTCCAAGTACATCTTTATACCTAGTATCGAAAAACTTGTTAATAAAGTCAACGAAAATTTTACGATTGTTCATAAAATAAGGAGATGCTATAATTTTTTCTGCCGGAGGGCGCATTCTTTCTCTCAGCACGACCGAACCAATAACTGTATCTGGGTCAACTTTATCGGTTTCACCTTTCTTAGCAACATGTTCTTTTCCTTTTTCTTTTTCCAACGGTTTTTGTTTTAAAACTTTAATTCTTATTTTCTTTGCGGGTTTTTCTTTTTCTTCATCTTGTTTTTCTTCTTGTTTTTCTTCTTGTTTTTCTTCTTGTTTTTCTTCTTGTTTTTCTTTTTCTTCATCTTGTTTTTCTTCTTGTTTTTCTTCTTCAATCATTGGCGCTTCTGCGGGTGGTTCCTCTTCACCTTGTAGTTCTTCTTCTGGAACGGGTAGCGGCGCAGATTTCTTTTGTTCGCCAAATTGTATTTGCACATTTTTCAATGTTATTCCATTGCACACCGACGGACGAGATTTCATTGTGTATTTTCGAATAATGTCGACTATTTTTTTTAACTGTGCTGCAGTTTGAACTTGCTTCGACGATGACATTTTCAAAAATGCTGTAGATGTAAGAAGTTTTATTAAATCCTTCTCAAATTTTTCCCCGAGAGATGTTTTCTTGCCATCCTCAGTTAAAACAGAAATATTCGTATAAAAAGTTCCATCCATATTTTCAACTTCATTGCAATAAAAACGTACCTTTCCTTTTTGTCCTTTTTGATTTATTTCCACGGCATACTTGTCAATAAACATTGCATCCGTTGCATATGACATGTCAAACCGCATCGCAACCGGAACAAACTCGTCATCATTTAGAATGGCTCGAACATTTTTTAAAACCACCTGGTACAATTTATCTGCGAGTTTTTTTAATTGAAAATGGATTTCATTCTTAGAATTATATACAAGGTTATCAATCATTTTAATTTTATTTTTATCATCTCTCTCTATTCCAAAACAAAAATAGTCTACAAATTTTCCACCCAAGTACCACATTCTGTATTCATTTTTTCTATTTGAAACAATTTTATTGTATGGTTCAGCAATAACAACAAGGTCAACGTTATTTTCGCGAATAAAATCAGTGTAAATGTCTATTAATTCTGTCACATTTTCATTCATAACAAAACGTTTATCTTGAGGAAATGCCTTTTCAATTTCTTTTGGCAATTCTTTTTCGCTGGCTGCCTTTTGCGTTATGACCAAATAGACGTCTGTCATATCTGCTGAAAATCCGTTTTTAACAACAATGTAATCCGTTTTTTCTTGTACATCTTTAAAATATGCAAGCATTTCTTTCCGCGTTTGGTTGATGCTAGGGTTTCCAGAATATGAAAATAAAAATGTTTTACTGTGCGGCAACACAAATTCCTCATTTTCAGGCGCGTGCAAGTCTACAGAATAAGTTTTTGAATTTGTATAATAGCTAAATTCTGGTGGAGGGTATATAACAGTCCCATTTGACTGCATTTTTTTGTAGAATGCGTATGCATTTGCAATGTTCATTCCTGAAAAAAAACGCGGGACGGACTTGTCAATAAACAAATCTTCAAAATTCAATAAAAGGTCGACTTTTAGTTTTTCTTGTGTTTCCTTTGTTTTTGTTTCCAACTGTGGTGTTATTGTTTCTTCGATTTCGCCCCGTTCGCTGTGTTCGCTTTGACTTGTTTCACGGGTGTCGTCGGTGCTTGGACTTAAATTTTCCAATTCTTCTTTTCCAGAACTTTCAATTTGTTTTTCAATTTCTTCGAGTTCTTTCACTTCTCTCACTCTTTGTTGTTTAACAGCTTCTGCAAATGAGATTCGAGGCAACTCATCGCCTTCACCTGATTCCTCCTCCTCCTCTGGTTCTGTTCCCAAGATATCTCGCTCAACCGGCTGTGCAACTTTTAAACGCGCCTTTTCAAGTCGTTTTTTTATCAATAACGCGCGTTCTTCCTTGTCTTTTTTTCCTCCTCCGTCCATTTCTGCTTCGTGTTTTTCACCTTGAATTTTTTCAATGTTTGAAATGTAATCATCTTCAAGCAATTTAACAGTAAAGCCGGCGCGTTTTAAAACATGTTCCAAATTTATATAAAACGGAGTTAATCCTTTTTTCGTTTTTATATTGTACTTGTTATTTTGGATGACACACAATTTTCCCTTTGCATCAAAATTGGGAGCGACGTCAATCTCATCTGCTGCTGCTGCTGATGCTGATGCTGCCGCCGATGCAACAAACGAATCTTTATTTTTTGAAATTAAATCATTTAGTGCCGGATATTTCTCTCTCATCATTTCTTTACAAAAACGAATTTCATCTTGTTTCGACGACTTCTTTTTGAAAACCCACATCGGCGACTTGTAGTCCTTTTTCTTATTGTACCCGCTCGCACCTACCACTCCGTCAAACCGCGCATTTGAGCACCAGCCACAAACGAATAGCACCATCGGTTCAATAATTCGGTGTTTTTCATCGCCCTTACTAAAGTCGTCAATGTGTATAACCATGTTTCCATCGGATGCCAATGTATTCCAGGCAATGTAGAGAGATTTGAATAAAAAATGCACCATCCATTTATCAAAAGTTGAATGGCTAATAATGGATTGCTCGCCTTCTGTAGTGAATACTTCCAAATCAAAATAAGGCGGACTGGTAAAAATCAAATCAAATTCGCGTCCTTCCAGGTTTGCCTCTGCGCTTTCAAACGGTGCATCAATCACTTTATACTGGTCTTTCTTTGACTCCATGAACTCGTCAATCATGGCCCTGTATCCCGGTTGCAGCGACGCATTTGGGTCATACGCCAAATAAGAATCCAGGTTTTTCGCAAGCGCTGCAAGTAAGCGGTCGCCCCAACCTGCGCTAATGTCCAGCACGCGCGTTTTTGTGCTACCTTCTAGAAAATAATCGTACACGGATGCTGCAAGGGTTGCTTTAAAAAAATTACATTCCATATTTTTATATTTTTCAGGGAGTTTACTGCTTAATTTATAAAATGATTCTCTCAAATTAAAACTTGTCAAATCTTCTTTATCCTCCACGTATTTCTCAATGACCAGCTTCATGTATTCCTTGTTGTTCCACGCAGCAAATGGAGAGAGCTCTTTACCTTCGCGCTTGCATTTCATTCGTTGCAGCCCTGTAAAACAATCGATTAATTTATCTGCTTCATAGTCGCCCGGTTGGGTGTTTATATACACGTACCCTGATTTGTAACCGTCGGCAGTTAAATTCATTTTTTGCCATACTTCACGCGTGAGTTTTTGTTGATAATTGGAGTGTCGCAATTTGACTACTTCCGGTTCATATTTTTTAAGTATTTGAAAAGCATCCTCTTTGAATTTTGGAGTGCAATATTCGGGTGGATGCGGGAATTTCAGTTCACTGCTTTGTATTTTATCAATAATTTTTGCCGCAATAAATTCCTTGTCGTATTTTCGGTATGTTTTTTCTGTTAAATTTAATTTTCCATCTTTTACATAATCGTCAATATTGAATGATTCTGGTTCCATTATTAACTTATTAACTAATATTAACTAATAATAATATTAAATACTATATATATTATTAGTTATACATTTTGCTAAATCAATTTATGCTTATTCATTATTTTATTTATTTTTAATTTACTTTTTATTTTTTTAATGATTTCCTTGAAGATTTGATTGAATATCTTTTATTTTTTTTAACTCGTTTATTAACTCGTTTCGATTTACTTTTATTCGACTTATTTTTTCTAAAAATATTTTTTAATTTTCCTCCTAGCATTGAGCACTTTGGTCCTGGACATTTTTTTGTTTTTGGTTTTAAAAGAGCAAGTTGTTGACGTTCTTCTTCTTGACGTGCTGCTGCTTCTTCTGCTTCTACTGCTGCTGCTAAACGTGCTCGATGTGCACGTTTTTCTTGAGCAGATTGAATTAATTCATCCATGTACTCAAAAAATTCATAATGAGGAACACGTTGTTCTCGATATATTGTTTGTAGTCTTGTAAGTTCAGCAACACTGAATCGGGAAGACAAATCATCAACGCTGTAAAAGTCTTTAAATTTGTAAAGAGGTACGGATTGATCTAATATATTGAAATAAATTTCTCTCGAAGAATATGTTGGATTACGGTCTTTAGCGTCAAGTATTTTATCTAAATCATTGTCAAGGGCAGGTGCACCCAAATTTAGAGGCGTTAACCCCATTAGTTCTGTTAAGCGCAAGCGTTCTTTTTGTGTTCTTCTCCATTGTTCTCGATCGTTAAACCCTCTACCTAGCCTCTTGAACGCTACTGGATCATCATACTCATGATGAAGCTTTTCTTCTTCTTTTTCGTCTTCATTCATTTAATAAAAAAATATAATGAATATATATTATATAAATAATATATATTCATTGTAAATAATGGATTAATAATAATAATATGAATAATTCTAAATAAAAATTAATTATATTTCAAAAGTTCATTTAGAGCCAACTCGCACGCAATTTGTTCCGCCTTTTTCTTAATCTTGTGTGTTCCTTGCGCAAAAAACACCACGATTTTCGACTCGGTTTCAACGACGGATCTTATTTTTGAAAAAGACTGCAAATCGGAATACAAGTACGCATTTTTATAATCGGCTTCATAAAATTGCTGTCCAAGACACAAATAAACACCCATGGTATATCCTGTTTCTAAAGTGTGAGAAATCTCAAAATAATCCGGCGTCGTCTTGAATTCTTTTTGAATTTTCACTTGAAGAATATTTTTGTAATTATCATCATTCTTTATCAAACTTACCCAATCAATGTGAGTATCAAATACGCTTTCAATGAATAGTTGCGCCATTTGAAACCCAGGTCCAGTAATAAAAATATTTTTGAACCAATCGTCTTCGTCTTTAACGCAAATCTTATTAAAGTCTAAAAAAAGCGCACCGATAAATGCTTCAAACAAACAACCCAATTTTTTCAAATTGGTTCTTGTGTGTTTTTCTTCCGCGTGCTTTGAAATAATCAACCATTTGTGAAGCCCCATTTCATATGCAATTCTTCCAATGGATTCATTTTTTACAATTGCTATTTTTTTTTCCGTCATGAATCCCTCATTCTCTTTAGGAAAACGACGGTACAAAACATACTTTGTTATACATTCTAAAACTCCATCTCCCAAAAATTCTAGACGTTCATTTGATTTTGTTTTTAGGGACAAGCAGTTGTCCGGTTTTTCGGCGATTGTAATGTTGTCTCTAGCATTTTCAGCAACGGGACGTTTTGTGTAAGACTTGTGGATGAATGCTCGCTTATAAAGTTCCATATTGAACACGGTGGGAGTTGGAACACCATATTTTTGGAGAATAAATTGAACGTCGCTCAATGTAATTTCCACATTATTTTCATTATACGGATTGAATACCAATCCGCCATTTTCAGTGTACATTATATCTTCGTCGTGTTTGAAGCTCATTATTTCCAGGCTTTGCAGGCAGTTAAATATAAATGGCAAGATAATTCTAAGTTGTTTTAGTAAATATTATACTACGCAAAATAGATAAAGTATTTAATATTCTAATCACAAATTAAAAAAATAAAAATAAATAAGAATTAAATTATAATTAATTAATAACCTGAAATATAAAATAAAATATTTAGACAATGTATAATCAAATAAAATGGTTTTAATGAATGCAGGAAAAGCCGCAAGGTACCAACAAAGCATAACGAATAATAATGCTAAAAGTTATGGTTTAAAAATGGGTGGCTTAGCTCCGCTTGTCGGTAGAGGTCAATTTGCAAACATTGCAATTCAGCAGCGCGCCGGTTATTGCGGCTGCGTGCCGTATGGATTTACTTCTGGTTTGCTTTACATGAAACAGAAGGGCATCTTCCAGAAGAACCAGTCGAGTTCTGGTGGTGTGGGTAGAATGTATACTCAGCCCGGCATCAATAATGCTCTCGGATAATTTTACTTTAATTGATTTACTTTAATTCTTTAATTATAAAAAGCAATAACTTTAATCAATTTAAATTATTATTTAAATAATTTAAATTTATATATAACAATATTGTTTAACATTTTACGTTTATTTTATTTAGCATGAAAGATAATTCATTACAAAATATAGAAAATTATAAAAAAGACAGTTATGCAAATAATGAAATGGACATATACATGAAATATGTTTCCGTTATTAATCAATATTTATTATTTGGAATTGAAACTATAAAAAATAAAAATTCGGAATATTTGAAATATATATTGATAAAAGGTTTATTTACAATTTCATATGTTTTTAAAATGTTATTTCTATTCACTCGTAATCTAGACTTGACGTATTACCATTGCCAAAAATCATATTCATATTACATTGAATTCATTGGACAAATTGGAGACGATGCAGTGACATACTTGCAATTAAATTCCAAAGATGCTGCACTTTTTGTTTATAAAAAAACAATATTCGACATCAACAACAATTATAAAAAAGATTATTATGAAAATAAAGTTGAAGAAACAAAAAATAAAATTGTGTCGATTCTTATAGATACTTATAATAAACTAGTTGAAACAGAGTTAACACAACTAAATTGTGAGCAGTTGCAATTGAAAAATATTAATATTATAAATAAAATTCATAATAATATTGGAGATTTCAATGATAAATTATATAAATTATATTACTCATTTTCCTTCAACTGTCGTGCAAATGCAACTGCTGCAACTGCTGGAGAAAACATTGAACACTCTGTTGATTGTGACGAGGAGAATCGTGAATTACTCTATAAAAAACTAACTTATATCAAACAATTTTGCGACATTATTATTTCAAAAAAAAATATACATGATTTTGACAACAATAAATGTGAAATTTCAAATATGAATGAATGCGGCGACAATTACGATGACTGTTATAAATGCTATATAAAAATAATTGAACACTTTGTAAAAAAAATTAGGAAAATTAGGCATGATGACACCGCTACATTAGATGCGCTTAGTTCAGTAATTATAACAAAGTATTTTTCACCTGATTTTGAAGAAAAAATAAAAATATACAATGTATTAAAATTTATAAATTGGATTTTTTTTATCCAATAATGATGAATAAGTTTTTTATTTATTTATTATATATTATTTACAATTATGCGCGTTCTCAATTTTGGAATATGTTTTTTAACAGCGTCTTCGTGGTTAATGATGTGAGAACCCACGCTTGAAAACTCGACGCGCAACAACTCTTTAATAAAACCGTAAATGTCGTGTAAAACATAGTCTTCACACTTGCCAACAATAAGAACACTTCCAGTTCTAAACACCATGAAAGATATTTCAATGTATTTTTCTGGATCAATATCCAAGGACGTTGTTGTTGTCGTGGGTGTTGGGGTCGGCTGTTGTCCTGTTTGAATAATCTGCTGCTGCTGCTGCTGCTGCTGCTGCTGCTGCTGTTCGTGCTGTCCGCACTGTTTATTTGTTATTGCCATTTCTGCCCCGCCTCCTCCCTGAGAAATGCAGTAGAAGAATTTACATTGAATTCCTGGATAAGAGCAAGAATCATAATTACTATTAATTCTGTATTTATACTTGAGTATGTCATATAATTTATCTCGGTCAATGTAGTAACCACAATTAAAATTAGAATTAATCAACACGGTTTCAGATTTATTTCTTTGGTAATCAACGTGCTCTCCAATTATATTTTTTAGTATGCTTATTAGAATGTCAATTACATTTTGAAGCGACGCATCATTTTGTATTCCTGGAACTTCAATTTTTCCCGTATTGAAAACTTTAATGTGCATTTCTTTGAATGTGCGCGCACCTGGTGGTGACATTTCATCTTCAACTCTTACTATAAGAACAAAACAGTTGAAGAATGCGCGTTTTTTCTTACACCTGCAATTTAATATATCTTTTTTGCAAAGACCGATGTTTATTTTACGTTGGTCTTTGAATTTTATTCTACCGTCGGGATTATCAATGTGCTCAATGATTTGTGTTTCAACAAATCCCGTTTTTTTTTCAACCTCGGTTTGAACACGTTCCTCAATTTCAGCAAGTTCCTCTTTTGTTATCGATGAAAATTTAATCTGCTTTTTAACAATTCCTTTACACTGGCTTGAATATGGCATAACAGGAATATCCCAAAATACTTTTTTTATATCAATTTCAGTATTCAAATATGATATTTTTGTTTTAGTTGAAATGTATATTGGAGAACACACTGGAACTTGTTCTTGTTCTTGTTCTTGTTCATTTGCATTATTCGCACCATTACGTAAGAGCTGCTCCTCTTTGAATGACTGTGTCTTCACGCCATCATCATCATCATCTGAATCTGTATTTGATTCTAATCGCGGTTGCTGCACTGTCGGTTGTTGTTCTTCTTCATCGCCCCCGTCGTCCCCTTTATTTGCATAATCATTTTTTTTATACACTTTATATTTTTTATCACAATTTTTCTTTTCATTTTTACTATTTTTATTATTCTTGCCATCATCGTCCGCAGATGCAGATGGTTCCCAGTTGCATCCTCGTACCATTAAAAAATCATTCCATTCATTGTCAATGTCAGTCATTATTAATTTAGATTTAGTGAATGTTGATTTTGGTTCCATTATTTGTCTTTCGATTTTCATTTAAAGGAATAAACAAAAGTAATGTTGATTACTTAATTACAAACCAATGCTTCTAAGTAGATTAATAAACATTATTTAATCAATTTATATTAAATAATATCAAATATAAATAAAATAATATTTTACTATATATATATTAAACAATAAAATTACAATGAGACGTGCTCCGCAACCTTCATTAAGTACTATATTAGGATTAACAAATTCACAGGCACAGGGTACTAATGCACCACCATCAAGGCGCCGCACTCAACCAAGTTTAAGCGAACTTTTAAATTCTTCTTCACAACCTTCGGCGGAGCCCTCGGGTGCGGGGGTACGGGGACCGCCCTCAAGCGTGACTACATCATCAAGGGAACAACCAAGTTTAAGCGAAATTTTAAATTCTTCTTCACAACCTTCGGCGGCGCCCTCGGGTGCGGGGGTACGGGGACCGCCCTCAAGTGCGACTACACCTCTACAAAGTTCAAGCACACCTCTACAAAGTTCAAGCACTCGTTCGGCTTTAGAAACACAACCTTTGGTGGCGCGGGTGCCCACAAGTGCGGCTGAAGTAGCTTCTAGAAGCGATAGTATTTTCCCCCAAGCACTTTTCTCATCACCAGCACCACCAAGTGAGGCTCCAGCACCATCAAGTCAGACTTCAATATCAGGAGTACGTAAGGGAGCGGAAACATTAGCATCAATGGTTGAAGAAGCGTACCGGAAAGAAAAAAATGTAGCGTTAACTGCCGCACAAAATGTTATGAATAATATCGTACCGGCAGCGGCAGCAGCGGCAACAGCAAAAATGGCTCAAGTAAAATCAAGTGCGGCTTTATCAAGTGCGGCTACAGCACCACCAAGTGCGGCTCCAAGACCACCAAGTGCGGCTACAGCACCACCAAGTGCGGCTACTACAGCACCACCAAGTGCGGTACAGCGGCCTTTACGCTCACCGGCACCATCAAGTCCAACACCGCCGCTTTTCAGCCCAATACAACCATCAAGAGTGCAAACGTTTGAAGAGTCGCCCTCAATGATGGATAGAGCCTCAAGAAGTGGAGTTGGTTACACTCCATTTGAACCAACACCAAGCCAAGCACTTTTCTCATCGCCACCTCCTTCTTCTGCAGACCAATCCGTCTTGGATAGAATTCGTTCTCTTGAAAGAGAGCTTGAAGAATGTTATAAAAAGGTGCAATCCCGAGAGAGCATGTTAAAAAAATCTGGGGAGAAGAATATAGAACAACGGGAACAGATAAGAGTACTAGAAGAGCAGTTACAACAAGCGCGGCAAGCACAACAGGTACTAGATGATAATGCCTCCTCAAACGCATCATCCTCGTCCGCATCATCCTCGTCCGCATCATTTAAATCAGCGACCAGTCATCCTTATGATGATGAAGGTGCTGATGAAGGTGGAAAAAGAAAAACGAAATTTAAAAAAAATAAGAAAATGTATAACAAAACTAGTAAAAAGTATAACAAAACTAGTAAAATGTATAAAAATAAAAAGGCTAGATATTGAATATTGAAATGTATTCCTAACTTACTTGGGAACTGTGGGGCTGTTGCTGTTTATAATGTAAACGTCAAAATTAATCATGAGAATGCAGGTAAGACCATGTAAATATATAAAGTATACAAACATAGTTAAAGACAATTTATTTTAATTAAATATAAAAATAAATTTTAATTTTATTTAGAAACTATAAACATGACTTCTTCTATTAATTACTGTAACTACGATAACGGCGACGAAGTAATTATTTCAAAATGTAGTGGTGAACAACAAGAAGTTGTTGTCGATGCTGCTGCTGCTGCTGCTGCTACTGATGCCGACGTTTGCGCGCAACCGAAGCAGCAACAATCATATAATAATATTAAATACGACGCTCGATTTAACGCGGATGAGGAGTTATACGAGAAAAAATATGCGCTAGCGAAATTGGCACAAGCACAATCGCAAAAGGCGCTGGCGGAACAAAAGGCACTGGCGGAAATAAAAGTGGTGGAGGCTGAAGCCAAGCAAGCAAGTGACGCTTGGACTGAAAAAGATGCAAATAAATACTTATATCCTTATGGAGTTGAACCACCAATGGCCGCGCTGCCCGTGTTGTTTATTGAAGAGTTTGTTCCACCGGAACAGTGGTCTCAGTCTCAATACACGACAACAGACTGGCGAGCATACATTTTTTATGATGCGACCAGAGAATGTTATGTTTTGAATGGAACACGGAGGCGCAAAAATGAATCAAAGTCGGTTCATCCTGACATTCACATTACATTCGCGTCAAAAAGCTCGCTAGCATTTTATTTGCGAAAGTCCACGTGCGCGTGGCGACATTATTTGAGCATTACAATGTATTCCATATCTCGCAACGTGCTTCACATTCTTTCAACGCCCAATGCAATCCCGAATTTTCACAGCATTCACAACTGCCGGTCTAAATTCCGCTCAGAACTATTTGGATATGACAACTGTCGCCCTTCCACGCGCGAACTCGAGTCGTATTTGAAAATTTTACGCGATGGAACAGAGGGTATTATGTTTCGATAGACGAATTTTATGTTCGCATCTAATTATGTAATTATGTAATTATATAATTGTAATAAATTTTATTATATTTATATAAATAATATAAATATAAAAATTTTGAATGATATAAAATAAAAGATGTCAATAGTTGAATTGAAAGATAACATTTATATTGTAAAAAATGCATTTGAATATGAAAAATGCAATGAAATGGCAACGTTTATTAAAGAAAATAAGACACTACACAAATGCGTCGAAGTCGATAAAAAATATGGTAATAATGTTGAATGTACATTTATTACTATTAATGATAATTTATCAAATAAATACATTTTAGAGTTAGACGAGGTTATCAAAAATAAAATACCAGATATTATCAAGCTAGTTATAAGCAAAAATAATTTTTTCAAAAATATTGTACATGATAATGGGTACACGCTACGTGAAATATACGGAGGCACAGTTTTACATACGGATGGTATTCTTCAAAAATATAAAGGATACTCGCGACCACGACTATTGAGTATAATAATTAATTTAAATGAGGATTATGATGGAGGTGAATTTAATTTTCCAAAACAAGATGTAAAAGTTAAATTAAAAACGGGTGATGCTATATGTTTTCCGCCGTATTGGACTCATCCGCATGAGGTTTCGCCCGTTTTATTAGGACAGTATAGATATACAATAAATACTTGGATTTTAGAATAAATCAAGCTATACGCATAAAGTAAGCAAGGACATAGTATGGCGGCATATTGTTATGGGATCCGCCACCCCCCTCGGGTTGAGAGACAAAACCTATGGTGTGATAGTGATTACCGTTGTCTAGTGACGTAACAGATGAATTTTCAGGGTGAGCAGAGTCAGCCGGGTTAAACATTGAAAGTGGATCCTGGAATTGATTCCAAGCACTTCCTATTACTTGATTATTAGAATTTGGATAAACCCATTGTACTACATGATTATGAGTTCCGCCATAATCTGTACTTCCTGAAACCTGATGGGTATGCGATGGCATCTGTGCAGTACTCAAGGTAACATCCGACTCTCCGCCCGTTTGCCCCACCGTATAACTTGAACCACTACTCAAAATAAATCTCCCTCTTAAATCTGGCGTTCCGTTTGTTCCGTCACATAAAGCCCAATAGTTCGTATCAGGAGGTATACTATTGGACCACATAATTATTCCACCAATTGGAACGTTGACACCACTAGGAGGTCCTTGAGCACCCTGAGCTCCTTGAGCTCCTTGAGCGCCTTGATCTCCCTGAGCTCCTTGAGCTCCTTGAGCGCCTTGATCTCCCTGGGCACCTTGTGCACCTTGAGCACCCTGAGCTCCTTGAGCTCCTTGAGCGCCTTGATCTCCCTGAGCTCCTTGAGCTCCTTG